TTCGGGTCTTTCATCATCTGGATTTTGTCCAGATCAGAAGTGGTGTCAGACCAAGTGTACGAATTAAGCGTACACCGTCTGCGGCTGTGAGGGGTGCTGATGTGCTGTGTCTTTGAACCTCTTGCACGATTCTTGATCGCAGAAGTGCGGCCAATGAAGTCCCAAAACTTCTCTTCGCCAGATTGAGTTTCGTTCCTGACAGCAGATCGAAGATACGGCGAAAGCTGCTGGTAGAGGATCATAAAAGCGTCTGTGTATTCCCTTTGAAATGATGTGGTTACTTCGTAACTCATAGGAAAATCTCCTAAATGGTTTTTAACTTCCTGTTAAATAACGATTTTCGGTGATTTACCCGTAAGGGTTCGACCTGCGTTTTTCGTTCGGTCAACGGCCTCTTTAGAGGCGATCAACGCGGGTTCACGCGGATTTGCCCGTGATTTGCATTCACATATACGCTTATTTTTTGTTTGTGCAACTACTTTTTTTATTTATTTTTCAGGATACCGTTGTTTGTACAGGTTTTCTTTCTCGATAATCAACGCATCGTATCTCGTCCGGTCGTTTAATTTTAACTCTGATGTCAACTCTTTATTGACCTTTTCAATACGCTGGTCGATGTTCATTGAGGTTGTTCCGTGTCCCAAAGAGGTATCGACCCCGTTGGATTCTGTGTGGTGTTTCAGGTACATTGTCGCGGCAAAATCTGCGAAAACAGGGTCGTTACCGTACTTCGCAAGAAGCATTTCTCGTTCTTCTCCCTCTGCCGTGGCCTCTGAAATCGCCATATTCGCATACTGGAAGCGGGATTCAAACGCATCCCCCCACTTGGTTTTCAGTGATTCAATCGCCTGTGCTTCCATAATCGGGGCAACATGCGGCCACAACTGTTCAAAGAACGGCATTGGGTCTTTGACCATCTCTGCCTGTGTTTGCTCCATCCGTGCCGCGTCCAGAGCCATAACGGTCGTAAACTGTTCAAGGTTCATGCCGACTTTGTGGAATGCTTCCCGTGCTTGATTCAGCATTGTTTCATCGTCGTAATACTGCTTTAGCTCGTCTGGGGCTGTAAACTCATATCCCTCTGGCTTGTCAGGACGACCGATGGCTTTGAAGAACATATCCCTTTCTGTCTCGGTCGCGTTTTCACCCGGAACAAAGACACCCTTGCCCTGTTTGCTGATGGCAATATCTTGGTTTCCGATATGTTTCAGGAGACTTTTGACATCGTTTCCGACCGCATCGTAGCATGGACGGCCTTTGAAATCAGCGTGAACAAGGTGATCCCGCCAACCCTCTTTGAGTGTTCCGTCAACATTGACATAGCTTTCGGTGGCGGCGGGCTGTCCGAGTGCTGTTTGTGATTCAGTTTGTACGGCTACTTCTGTTCCACTTTCAAGACTTGTTTCTGCTGCTTGGTCTGTTACCGCTGTTTCTTCTGGCATAATGCTACCTTTCTGTTTCGGTTTTCGGTTCGGTTTGACAATCTTCTATTCGGTTATCGTTTAACTCAAGGCCAATTTGATTAAGAATATAACCATGTATCCAATTCATTCCAAGGTTGAAATCCGTTTCTCTTGCTGAATTTCTACTAAAGACAGGAGCTTGCGGAAATGAAAGTGTAATCTTTTTAAGATTCTCAAGTACGCGAAGTCCATGCGGAGTCTCAAATGTCAGCTTGAAGTCGCGGCTTAATTTTTCCTGTTCAATATCCATCCTACACCGCTCCTGACATCATTTTCTCTGCCGGACTTCCCTCTTCGGCAGAACCAGAGCCGTCCTTGTACGCCTTTGCGCTTGCTTGAGCCGCCATCAGAGATTCCTGCATTTGCTGTTTCTGTAAGCGTTCGGCCCGGATTGCTTCCCGTTCCTCTTCGGTGTTCAGGTCGCTCTCATTGACACCAAATGTCGTGGCCATCCGGCGACCTGCGCGGTCGATGTTGATATTATCAGAAGTGAAGTTCGGCACAACCTGTTCCATCCCAAACGAGAATTGGGCGTATCGCTGTAAAGCGTCTGCCTGTTGCTCCTGTAACGCCAACGCCAGTTTGCCAAGATAGTCAACTTTGAAAGTTCGCAACTCTGCTGGCGGGGAGGGAATGATTCTGTTTTCAAGCAATAACAAAACACACCTTTCAATCAGTGGAGTTAAGCACTCACTGTAAAGCCGCATGACAGGTAGGATGATCCGCATGTAACCGGCCTTGACCCGTTCGATAATCTCAACAGTCGTTCTTCGGTCGCCTGGAAGATTATCAAGCGGAGCGAACACTTTTACATAAAACGCCCTGTGCAGTATTTCTCTTGTCATTTCGAGCGTGTCTTTAGAGATAGGGAACTGCCCTCTCAATGCGCCGTCGAGCGCGCTGATAGAATTAGCTTCCATCACGGTATTGTTCGCACCGGGATAAATCTTAGGTGTTCCCTCAAACGATTGCAATGTTTGATATGGCGGTGTGTTGTGCATCGCCGCACAGAGATTCAAAGCCCTCTTTTGGACTTGAAGTTCTTTGTCGGCGGATAAGGCGAATGTGCCCTGACCACGACCCCACTTCTCCTGACTTGATAAAAGCCACCGTGCGATATGATTCGGAAAATGCCGGTAGCCGTCTTCGTGGACAACAACCTTTTCGGATTCATTGACAACAATCTCTTCGATGGGGAAATTCAGGACATCAGACAGTGTTACATCGCGGCCTTTTCGTGTTCGTCTTCGCCAGATGAACCAGAACTTATCCTGAGATTTCTTGCCGTCGTCTTCTGTGGCACACCGGACAACCTTTGGCCCGGCTTTATCGCCCCACAAGTCATACGCTTGCTCTGCGGTATAAGACCATCTGATAAGACATCGGTTTGGGTTTCCATCAGAATCCGTTCCAAACCGATAGTTGGCAACATCCCAATCCATGAACGAGAGTTGTTGTTTTCGCTTGTCCCACCTCGACTCCAGGTTTCCGGTCCCGAAACCAATCCATGACATTAGAAACTCATTGAACTGTAAAACAAAGTTACTCTTGAATATCTGTGCGTGGGCTATTTGCGTGGCATAAGCCAGATAGCTTCGTGCGCTTTCACTGACAGGGATACCATCCTCTTCGGGGCTTAACCGGAAGAAGTACTGACCGGATGGAATCACAACCGCACTCATGCCAGCAGCCATGTCCTGTAAATCTAATGAGCCGGTCGGGTCAAGAATCGGCAAGGACTTATCTTCGCCGGGAGTCCTGATCGTTGTAATACTATTTTCGCGCATGAAGAAATGGTCGGCGACCTGCTGATACAGCGACATCGTGTTTGTGCTGTCGGTTTCCTCGCGTTGCCATTCTCTGACGACTTCGTTGGCTATTTTATTAGACATGAGATTATCCTAAATCAACCGAGCGCGGTTCGCTTTCCAGTTTTGGGTGTTAAAGAACCGGTTAAGAAAGTTTTCTGAAATCCCATGCCGCGACGCGCTTTCTTAAAAGCAACATCTTCGGTTTCTGGTGATGTGGTTGGTGTTGCCACAGGGTCGGGTGGTGGGGGCGGCTTGACGGCCTTCGGTTTTGACATTATATCATCCTCAATTCAAAGGAATTATTTTATTGTTTCCATAAACAATACCCACACAATTATCGGTCTGTCAAGAATAAAATTAAATTACGGAATACGACGAATCGCAATCCTTTTTCTGTTCTGCGGCCCCAAATTTCTTTAATCGTCCGATTTTTCTTGCTGCAAGCAGGAAATAATTCGTTGCATTTCTCAAGTGGTCGTTCCCTCTGCCAGTTTTTCTGTACCGATAAATCGTTTGTCGCGTCCGTTTGTTTATCTCTTTTGACTTCACACAATTACAGACCTGCTCTGCAAAATTATCCACCATCTTACTCCGCCGTGGCAGAACGACATGGTTGTTGGCGAAAATCCGGTGTGACGCATCAAAAATGCCGGTTCGGTAACACTTCACAACCCCCCTATCGTCGTGGAAAACAGCGTCTTGCAGGATTGAATCAGTATATTCGCACAGATAAACCCGGCATCCCACCTTTGAGCACGCCCTCGCAAACTCAACAGCAGAGTCCTTGTTAGGCCGAATGTCAACAACGCAAGATTTTACATGGAATTTAACAACAAGGTCAAAAACTGCCTTAAAGTCATCAACACGCGGCATATTGAACAATTCGTAGCGGTCGTTTCCGGTTCTGCCGCCGATAACTACATGCTTATTGTCGTCATTATCAACCCCCATCGCCAGCGGCCCCTCGTGTCCGTTCAACGCGCCATGATTCCCGCAACAATCGTACACATTCTGTTTCCGCAGTTTTTCGTCCTGGCTGGAATAGGCAAGCCCTAAATCAAGCCGCATGACATCGCCGAAGTTGTTTTCGGGTGGTTTTCGGTAATCTTTGAGGATTCGTGCCGGGTCGTGGTATTCCGATGTCAAATGACTCCAATTCCACCCCGCCCGTGTTTGGACGGACGGAACGGTTATAACCCACTTGCCCCGTCTGATTCCGATTGGCTTTCCGCATCCGGTACAGCGAATATAGCCGATTGGCTGGTTATGTCGAAGCCGATCCGCTTGATCCGGGTAAAATCCGACACATTTTTCGGGGTTGTCGATAAACTCTTTCTCTGCACAGGTCCACGCCCCACAATCGCAGTAACGATAAAAATAACGCTTATCAGAACCCTGCCAGAGCAAATCTACGCCCCTGTCCTCGTCTGACGGGTTGCCGAGAAAGGTGAGTTCGTGAAAGCCCTTAATACCATCCACACAGGCGTTTCCAAATCGGCCCCGGACTTTGGCTATAAACTCATGTTCCATCTGGTCAACTTCATCCAGACACGCCCCGTCGATCTGGATACCCGTCGCTTTTGTGGATTGCCTGGCCCCGTCGCCATCCGCCGTGGGCTTCATGGTCGCTCCACGCAGATACAGGTTTGAATTGCCAACCCGCTTTAGGCCCGCAGCGTCAGTGCTTTTGCCGCCCGCCTTGATATACCGGCCAATCGCCTTTTTATTGTTTCGCACAAGTGGGTCAAACCGGCTTTTGGTGTAATCCTGCATATCTGTATCGGTGGGGAAGTAATAGGCATATCCCTGCGGATACCGGCCATTGATACAGCCATGGATACACCGCAAAATCGCATCCTCACTGAACCCGCCCCCTGTTGCTTTCATAGACACCCGTTCGACGATTGTAAGGTCAAGCGGCTCTCTAAGGTATTCCCTGCCCTTAAACCCGCATTCTACACCGCTTGCCAGCTTAATGGGTCCATGATCGGGACTCCATGGTTCGGATGACCAGTACGA